TTTTATATCATTGTAGAAAGGAAGTCTGTCTAAATAAAGACTTAGTGTTTGAGTTGTAATTGATCTGTTCAGGTATGTTTCTATAACATTTTGTGATGCTTTTATTAACTCAGCAATAAGTGAATCGTCATCACTAAAATCAACACGCATAAAAGACTTTTGATCAGAAGTTGCTACTGCTGATGTAGTCCAAGCTGTATCAATTTTAATCCCTGACATTTCACTTCCAAATTACTTTTTCTTTTTACTTAATACTTTTTTTAAAATTTTCTTAACTTTTGTTTCAGTTGGTTTTACTATTGTTTTTTCAATTTTAGAACCTACTTTCTGAGCTTTACCATTATTAACCCATTTAGAAGCCATTTTCATTTGCCACTCTGTTGTAAAAGTATATTCTTGATCTTTCTTGTAAACCATAGTTGAAGCTCCTAAATCATCAGCTTTTGCAACGTGATCTACTTTCATTTTTATTTTCATATCTACTCCTTTTAAATTTTAACATTCAAGGGGGAAATACCTCTCGGCAGGATCCCCCTCAAATTCTACTAATTATTGGTTAGCTTGTGAAGCAGTAGGACCTGAAAGAGGTCTTCCTTTAACTCCAGTAACACCAAATATTGTACCTGTTCCATGCGTACCACTAAAGTTTAAAACTACTCTAGAGTATCTTTTGCCACCTACATAACCGATTGCGTAAACTGCATTACAGTCGCCATCAGCATCAATAGTTTGCCATAGACCATTAGTTCCCACTGTTCCACCTACAACATCTGTATTAGATGTTACGTCTGTGAAAGTTACGTTGTCATCAGAATGTTCTAATTCGATTTCAACTTTGTGAGTTGTACTAAATGTGATTCCGTTAGCTCCTACATTAACTACGTGAGTTACTGAAGAGAAGCCTTGTGAGTCAACACCTGTACAATTAGTGTCAGCATCTTTTACGATTGCATTTAAAGATTCATCAATCTTAATGCCACTTTTTCCATCATATATTGCCATGTTATTATCTCCTATAAGTTATAATTACTGAATAGTAATTGTTGTTATTGCTTCAGGTAAGATAACTTGACCACCAACACGTCTTCTAGCAACATATCTTACATTGCCTGATGACGCTTGTGTGAAAGGATCTCTCATAATTGACAGAGCTACTCTATCTATAATCATATAACCTCTTCTGTAATCACCGAATAAAACTGGTTTAGTTCCATCAGCAATATCAGCTAAGTCAGATGCTTCTACAATAGGGTGTCCAAGTAAACTTGAACCTACACCCATTTGATAGATGCCTGGTTGAAACAGATATTGGTTTGCACCATCTTTCAGTTTTCTAATTGCTGAAAGTGTTGATCTATTAAACATCCAAGAAGCATTTCTCATGTACTCGGATTTAATATTGTGTGCTGCACCAATTAAGTCATCTGCTGCAAGTGCATCATTAGCTGCTGTAGTTATATTGTTACCTGCGTTAGTTATTAAACCTTGAGGTTTTCCAATAGAGTCACCTGAAATAAACGCATTTCCTTCTGCTTTTGCAAATTGCTCAACAAATTCTGCATTCATTTCTGCTTCTAAATTGAAAACTGAATCTTCAAGTTCTTGCTCAGAAATATCTACTAAAGCATATACTTCATGTGCTGGAATTTCTTCCAAACCAACAGCATATCCTGTAGTTTCTGATCTAGTACCTTGTTCAGCTACCCATTGTGCCGCAAAAGTGCCTGTTCTTTTTGGAACCTGTACACTTCTTTGACCAGTTGTTCTAACTCTAGCTACTGATCTTACTGGGCTAAACTCAATAATACCTTTGATTATTTCTCTCACATACTCAGGTGGAGCTAAATATCCAGCAGTGTTATCATTAGACACAGTTAAAACCTTAACTTCGTCAGGTGATAAATTGTCTTTACCTTTTCTCATCCATTTATCAAATACTTGTCTTTGTTTTGATTCTACTGGAGAACCTTTTCCAAAGTCAGGTCTTGATATAATAGTTTCTAATCTTGCCATTTGATCTTGACTAGCTTTTTGGTATTCAGCTTGTGCTTTCATAGACTTTTCCATATCAGCAACTTTATCTAAATCTTTTTCAATTTTTGATAATTTGTCTTCTGTGATAGGATCAGAGCTACCTTTAGCTTCAATCTGTTTTAATCTTTCATCATTTGTTTCTTTGAAAGACTCAAAAGTTTTACCAAGAGTTTCAACAGCAGATTTTACTTCTTTATTATCCATAATGTTTTTCCTCTATGTTTTATTGTTTAAGAATGTCAGCTACTTTATTTATTAAAGTTGCTAACTGTTTGTTGTCATCACCAGCATCTCGCTGAGATAAAGATTCAGATAATGCTTTTGCACCCATCTTAGCCTCTGTCCGAGAAAGACCTCCTGCATCACGCAAGATTTTTTCCCACTCTCGAATACTTTTAGAATTAGCTTTAACATTTTGTATTAAAGCTCTTTCGTTCATTGGAAACGTAACTAAACTAATTTCCATAAGGTCAACTTCTTTAAGAGTTCTAGTACCTCTTTTATTTTCATTGTAACCTTGTTTTTCAGGGTCTGCTCTAAATCCTATAGACATACCATCTAAAGCTCCCATTTTTAATAATTCATATGCTTCTCTACCCTTTTGGGTTCCCATAGCTAATCTACCTTTAACAAATAAACCTTTTTCATCTTCGTGCATATTTTCAAATACACCTATTGGTTCATCTGTTTTATGTTGATATAATAATTTTACTTTGTTTGCAGGTCTGCTTTCTAATGATTTAGTAAAAGCACCTTTTTGCATAATATCACTACCTTGATCTTCATTACCAAATATAGAACCATAACCTGTAAATGTTCCTTTATCGTCATTTGCTTTTACTTCTGAGTGAAAAGTTAATTTTTTAATTTCTGTATCACATTGACAGCTACCATCTATCTCACAAACACAAACACTTTTCATTGGTTTTTTCTTTTTAGGTTTTTTATAAGATGATGAATATTTATCTTCTTCTTCTTCATCATTTCCATATCCTTTACTAATTGCTTCTTCATAAGCATCGTGTGTTCTACAAGGCATATAAATAGTTTTACCATCTTTATCCATTGAGTGAGTTCCAACACAACCTATTTCTTTTGCTTTATCTAGTGCATCTTCTTCATTGTTAAATTGATCTTGCGCTCTAGCTATTTTTTCTTCTGTTTTACTTATTACATCTGTAAGGGTTTTAATCGCATCACCCATTGTTTCAATATCACTCATAGTGTATTTCTCCTTTTTACTATTTTCAAATTGCTTACTACAAACTGCTAATCTTTGTGTAACTTTAGGATATTCTGATTTAGACTTGTCATCAGACATACATCTACTCATAAAATCCTCTCTCTTCTCTTTATTATTTGGTTTAACTAATGGCATTATTTTTCAAATTTACTTATTACGTGTTTGTCAATATTTTGCCACAATGTTTTACCTAGCTTTTGTATTCCATAATTTTTTTCAATTACAACTCCAGCTATTAAACCTATTAAAAATATAATTATAAATTCCATATTACTACCTCTACAAGAAATCAGGCGTTGTGTAAATAGATACGCAACGACAATTTATAGTTTCTCCTGGTGAACCTGCTGGATCACCTGGATAATTTAATCTATCACCACCTACAATAAAAGGTTCTTCTAAACCTACTTGTTGACCACTTGCTAATGCGTGACTAATTCTTGTTCTTCCATCATTTACAGAAACCCATTCTTTTCTAGTTCCTGCAATTCCCATAGACTCAGCTACAATTTCATTAGCAAAACTTGCTGTTCTATGTACCTCAGTTCTAGCAATCAAATTAGCTCTTGCAATACCCATACCAATAATTGCATTTCTTAAAGCATTACCAGTTTGATTAACTGATTGACCATTACCGAAACTATCGTTTATCACATTTTGTATTTTATTTCTAGTATTATCGTTAATTCCTACAACTAATGTTGCAACATTGTCATCTATGTATCTTTCTAATTCTAAATCAAAATCACTATCTAAATCTTTTACGTTCTGTTCCCTGTTTAAAATGTTGTTTTTAAAGGCATATGCAACAATTCTGTACTGTATTTTAAATATATTTACTAACTGATTAAAAGCATTTCTTTGTCTTATATCTAACATTATTGTTGAACCAAAACGAAAATCATCACCTAAATCATTACCTAATATTCTAAAATAATTCTTTAATCTGCCTGTAAACTGTTTGATATATGGTTCTCTTAATCTATTTTGTCTAAACCATTCACGTCTTTTCACGTTCTTAAATATCTTTAATTGTCTTGCGTTGAATATCATTAGTGTATTGTTGCATCGTAAGGTTTGATTGAGTCTGTTAAATCTATTTGCTGTGTAGCATATATATAAGATGCTCCGTTAACTGCATCATCTTCATTTGGAAATGGTCCTATTCTTATAACAATTTCGTGATTGTCTTTTTTATCTTTCTCAATAAATAGCTTAGAAACTATTTTTTTAAACATTTAGCTACCTCAGGTTGCTAACGGATGTCCGCTAGGTAATAAGTCTAAATCAAATTTACCACCTCTAAACCTACCTGATCTAACAGCATATAAAAAAGCATTAACTCTAGCATATGCCCATTGTTCTTCTGATCTTACACTTGGTCTAACACTTCCTGGATTAGTTCTATAAGCGCCTATACCTCTTTTAAATACAGCAGTAAGCATTCTTAATGTAACTCTTTTTCCTTTTTTATCTCCGTGTTTTTCATTGTGTTTATCAACTTTATTTTGTAATCCTTTTTTAACTGCAGCTGTTACTTGTTTTTCTTCTATAACACCTTCTTCTAAAAACTTTCCTCTTTCTCTATCTAATTGTGCTGATTTCTTTTTAGACCAACTTTGTCCTGCATCACCACCCCATAAAGACCAAGCTATTCTACCATTCGACGGATAACCTTTCTCTCCTGGTCTAAAACCATCTGCTCTTTTATCTACTTCGTGTCTTGCAAAAAAGCTATTCATACGTCTTACTGTTCTTGGTGATAGTCTTTCTTTTGCAACTATTTGACTTGCTCTTGTAGCACCTATTCTTGTACCGCCTCTACCAAATTCTTTTCTCCACTCTATACCTCTTTTTGCTTCTGTTACCATACCATCTGTAGGTACTGTATCAATATCACTTTCAGCTTTTATAATCTCATCTAATTCTTCATCAGCACTTTCCATATCGTTTTCTATTTGTACTTGTTCCTGTTCTTCCTCTTGTGCTTCCTGTTCTACTTGTTCTTCTTCCATTGGATTAGTATCAGGTTCATCTTTTGGTGAATCTTCATCACCTGCTATATTTAAAGGCATTAAGTTTGCTGGTACTAATAAACTATCTGCACCATCTAATGGTTCATAACCTAATTGTTCTCTAGCTTCGTTTCTTGTTAAAATACCATTTTGAACACCTTGTGTTACAGACTCAAATACTCTACGTCTTTGTTCTGCCATAGCTGGTATTGAATCTACATTATATCTTAATTCTAAATCTTCGCCGAACATCGGGGTCAACCACTCATTCATATCAGCTTGAACCTTATCTAATAAAGGAATGATTGTTTCGTTGTATAATGCAAGTTTAGCTTCTGCAAAATTTGAATAAGTTTGTGAATCAGGAATACCAATAAGCTGACTAGGTACACCATAAACTAATGCAATATCTTTTGCTGACATATGTTTTAATTGTGTGAAGTCCATATCTTTAGGAGATAGACCCATTTCTTTCCAATCAAAATCACCCTCTAGTAACATTGGCTTTCCTGCATTACCCGTACCACCAAATCTTTGATTAATGTCGTTTACTAATTGACTTCTTTGTACTTCAGATAATTGCATCGCTGCACCTGTTTCATCTTTTGGTTTAAATACAACTGCACCACTAGGTCTTGCTCCGTTCTGTAATAAGTTTACATTATGTTTATTTGCTAAGTTGTGTTGGTCAATATCTATACTTGCTGATTGAATTGGTGACATACCATAAAAATCATCTAATGGATTAAACAATTTAATATGCTTAACTTTTGAATTGCCTGTTGATTGATCTACAATATAACTTTCTACAGTTTGACCACCTATAATATAATCATATGAATTAGGTGTTGATCTACTACTTGCATTTATTTTGATTCTATCAGGTCTTAAATTATATAGTTCTGTAGGAGGTGTCCTATCACCACCGACTGATAACATATAACTGTTTCCTGAAATTAATAAGTAAGCATATACTGCTTGAAAAAACTCTACATTAGATACCATTGGACTAGGGTTGTAAAGTAAATCTAACAATGGATGCTTATCTATTTCTTGATCACCTCTAAATAAATTTATTTCTACTCTACTTGCACTATTTGCAATTTCATTAACACATCTATATACTATTGCGTTTTGTTGATAACCCTCTTCTGCTAATTGATCGTATCTTGCTTTATAAGTTACGTCTGTGCCTAAGCTGTTATAATAAACTACTGGAGCTTCTTTTTTTTGTGTTGGTTGTTCTTTTCTTCCTAAAATCTTATCTATAATACTTGCCATTAAGTTACTCTCCAAAGGGGTTTATTAGTTGTCTGTAAACTATCATAAATAGTTGATAACACATCTACTTGGTCATCGTTTAAATCACTTACTCCTGTAAAACTCATAATCTCTTGAAGTAAGACATTTACCCATTTATTTTCTTTAGGCAACAGTATTCTACCACTATTCCACGCAGATGCAACAGGTTGCGCTCTAACAAACTTATCGTTTCTAGCAGGTCTTGATATAATATTCAAGTTATGTTCTTTTCTCATAAAATCAACAATACCTTTTTCTGTACCTCCAATATAAGCATATATAGGTGATTGATACTTTTCTTGGTATTGTTTAATTATACTAGCGAATTGTGTAGCTTCTACTTGACCCCTCCAAAAATCTATTAAATAAACTTTACCATCATATATCTTACCTACACCACAAACTGAGTAATCTGAATAAGTTTTAGTTGAGTAAGCAAAGTCAACTGCAATAACTGTTTTACCTCCTGGAGGTAGTGCATCATAAAAGCTAGGGTCTTTAAATACTTTACCACCTTTTAAATATGGTGATTGCTGATACATAGCTGACCACCAAAACTCACCTACTTGTCTTTTTCTTTCTTCTAATATTTCTTTTGAATACCTGTTTTCCCATAATGCTTCACCTACCTTTCTACCTAGAATATCATTGGGTTCAGCTATTGCTGGCATACTAATTACTTCCCATTTATCACCATCTAATTCTGCTTGTTTTAATAATCTACCTGCTAAATCATCTACGTGCCATCTAGTCATAATTATAATAACGCAGGACTCAGGGGATAATCTTGTTGATGCTACTGATTGATACCAGTCCAAAGTTTTATCTCTATAAACTGGACTCATAGCTTGTTCGTTGTTTTTAACTGGGTCATCAATAATAAATATATTTGCACCTCTACCTGTTATACCACCACCTACACCTACACAATACATAGAACCACCTTGTTCTGTTTCCCAGTTACCTTGAACATTGATGTTTGGGTTTCTCTTTACCCCATAATATTTAGCTACGGATTCATCAAATACCTCTTTACTCTTTCTGCCCCAACTTACAGCAAAACTCGTTTCATAACTAGCTAAAATTAATTTATTCTGAGGATGGGTTGCTAAGTACCAGGCAGGGAAATATTTAGAAGTAAACTCTGACTTTCCGTGTTGAGGTGGCATATTAATTAATAATCTTTTAATCTTACCACTAGCAACCTGTAACAGTTTAGAATTAAGATACTGCAGATGTTTTGGAAACTGCCAGGTAAAATTGCTACTCATCATAGCA